GACAATCTAACAAGATTAAGAATGCCTAATCCTAGATATTATGGGACTGAGAATACGCAGATGGATGCTGAACTCGTCATGACAAATATAGCACAAAACATTCGAAGTGCTATAATGAGAAGAAATCCTAATACGATTAACCATGTAACCAGATGGACAAGATACCTCTATCAAGAGGTTGAGGATGAAGAAAATCCTGGAAATACGATTCGTGTGACCTTCGACCCTAACAGGTTTAGTGGAGAACATGGATTGTATGACTTTTTGTCAACATTGGGAATGTGGAAAATACAAGCGGGACATTTCTATAATTTCTATAATGCCTATGTCAGACAAGGAATTTTGTTAGTAGAAAGTGATATGGAAGACAGATATTTCTGGGGCCCAACTTTTGAAGGTGGCACCTGTTTTTATTTGGACTCCGATGATCTTAGACGACAAATTCTTAACCGTTTAGGCAATTATAGAATTATGGATAATTTGAATGACGTTTTGACCGACTTCCTTTCATGGCGATACAATGGTCTTATTGGAGTTGACATAATAGTCCTCGATAGGATTCGAATAGAAGCGAGAGAAATGTTCAGTCAAATACCGTTTGAGTATTATGGATGGCTGATTAACGGATACGTAATAACAGCTTCGTATGTTAATACAGCTAGAGCTAATACATCAGCATTTACAAGTAAAGTATACGACAAAATTAAGGAATATGTTCAAAAAGGATTTGCATACTTCGAGTCCATTAAGCAGAGGCTAATGGACGGAGCAGTGCAGATTCTCACAACGATTCTGGAATTTTTCGGCGTAGATGTGGAACCTCTATGGGCCCAAATCAGCAACTTGTATAATGAGTATTGTACAGAACGTGTCATGATACGTATTGTAGCAGGCATTTTGCTTTTCGCGGTGGCAAAAGTGGTTCAAATCTGTTATTTCAAAAAGACAGATAAGATTAAACAACGAGGAAACCACTATAACCCTAACGAGAAACGAGTGAAAACCGATCGACGACAGCTACGAATGAAAGGATTTAGAGAACGATCCTTTGACGAATGTGAATCTGATTGTGAAGACGAGGATAAAGAATTTGAAGTAGATTCCAAACTATATTTCAAATTAGGACCAAGAAAGACAGCTGGTTCATTCTACGATTCAAATTGGATAGAGACTCTGTGCACGGATCAAGATAGCTCAGAGAGAGCAATGACGTATGAGATCACAGTTGGGAAGAATACACATATTGTTGTGTCTGCTGAAGAAACTGATGATTTTAAGGTTGAAAAGAACAGATTTGTATCCGCTACTCGAAAAAAGCACGACTGGAATGCCTACGCGGCAGAACTCATTTTTGAGACAGTTGGAACAATAGACGAGAACGTGGATCAATTTGAAAAATGGATCAACCAATATAAGTCATTAAACGTGGCAGACTGGCAAGGAGAAGTTGCCATAAAGAAGAGAAAAGATATATACTGCATTAGGTATAATTTGTTAGCCCTGAACTCAATCATCCAAGGGAAAATACAAGGATACACTAAGAAAGTATTATCTAACCTGAAAACAATCGGTGAACGAACATCGGGAATTAAAGAATCAAAGAATATTGATGTTAAAACGTTATTTGATGACAACATTGAACAACATGGAGTTGAAAATTCAATAACTATTTTAGAATCAATAAAAAATAATCATTTGGTTTATATTTCTCGCGTTAAATACGGACAATTTGACGATCTTAATAACTTTGGGTATAGTACACATGGTTTAGGTCATAAGGACTTAATCATTTTCAATGCCCATAGTATGAGAGAACGTGAAATTATCCGTTTTTGGCGAATTGAACGACCGAAGACCGGAGATCGTTACAGTCTGGCTGTAATTATCGCATGCGACTATGTGAGAGACATCGCAATGGCTCGAATCTTATCGAAAGATGATGCAAGAGAGCTGTTAATACGCGAGGGACATATAGAAAACTTTGTCCACGCGAGTAGCATGACCGATCGATTCAGGGATATCACTGGACACCTGTGTGATAAAGAATTGTGGCAACAACTTGTTGAAAATCAAACGGGCGTCTGTTATCTTCCTAAAACGAAAATAACAGCGATCGGAAGGATGAAAGTAAATCCAAGAAAGACATACACTATTGTAAATTCGAACTCTACTGAAGAACGAGAATATATACATATTGTAGGTCTGGAACTCAACTTGGAGTTACCTCAACCTGGAGATTGCGGCGGCCCGATTGTAACAGGCAAGAATCGTTATATGTGTAAGCTCGTGGGTTTCCACTCTGGAGGCTCAGAAAAGTTTTGGACTGCGTCATTTTTGACGAAAGAAGACCTTGATTGCATAACACAACACGGATATAACGACCCCTGGCAAGAATTGATAGTGCCAGGTTTACCAGTTGATCTACCAACTGGACCGAACGTGACATTCTTGGGCGCATATAATGAGTCCACGAAACCGGCAGGAGAAATGAGGTTAGACCATTGGCACTACTCACCTTTTAGCGATCAGTTTGAAGAGCAATTACAACCTGGTCCTTTGAGTGCGTACGATGATAGAATCGAAGTTGACTTACCAGTTAATCTCGTTGGTAAAAAGTCATTACTATTGACACCTAACAGTGTTATGTGTAGTGATTTGCCACCAATGGATCAGACAGTATTAAACGCGATACTACCTCAAATGATAGATGAAATGACCATGAAAATTGGTTATATTCATAAAACACCGGAAGCGACACCAAGTATTTTACATCTCGCTTTGAATGGTCACCCAGAGAATCAATACTGTAAGAACCTTGAGCTCAACAAATCATGCGGTGTACCTTGGAATCTGATTCCAGGTTGCACAAAGAAGAGTGATTTCTTGACATTGAAAGAAAATCAAGTAGTATTCAGAGATGATGGTAACGGTGACCGTTTGAAGCGACGTGTAAAAACAAAATTGGATTTGGCGAAGGGAGGTGAGAGAGTCATTTCATTCTCCAATTCAAAATTGAAAGACGCGGTAATTAAATTATCTGCAGTTAAGGCGGGAAAAACGCGAGTTTTCCATTGTATACCAGTTGATAAGATCATATTCGACTCGGCGTTATTTGGGAACTTTAAAGAAGCCTACCTTAAAGCATTTATTGGATTAAACCATGCGGTTGGAGTGAATCCTAATTCGAAGGCTTGGGAGGCCATTTATAATCATATAAATGCCCACCCTAACGTTTTCGATATGGATTTTTCCAATTACGATAAACATCTGCATGGTGAACTCATGAGTATGGTTTTCACCATTATTCGTGAGGTTATCCAGCGAAAAGCCCCAGACGGCTGGGACTTAGCGCGTCAAGTTTGTGCGAGTGAATCTATTAACACCTATGTGATTGACTACAGCACGATCTACCGAACAACACGCGGAAATAAAAGCGGAGAGTATCTGACTACAGTTGTTAACTGCATTGCAAATGACATTTTGTCATTCTATACTTGGATCAAGACTACAGGAAACTATAGTTTGTCTGAT